GGCATTCAGGGCGCAATTTCAGCTTACTGCTTACAATTTGGTGATTTTGCAGGAGCAAAGCTCAAGGTCATTACCACACTGGCCAAGTATCTTGACGCTGAAAACTTTAGCACTGGCAATCCGACTGCATCAAGTGAAGCCAAAGAACAACTTTGGTACATCGAACAAAAGACTTCCGAAAATGCCAACGCTGTGACTTTTGAGCTTTCAAATCCAATCGACTTTGAAGGTTTAAAAATACCAGTTCGGCAGATTTCTAATTACTGTCATTGGTGCGCGATGGGTAATTACAGGGGCGAAGAATGTCAATTTACAGGTGTGGCAATGTTCACTGAAAAAGACGAGCCAACGGACAACCCTGCATTAGATTGCTGTTCAGGCCGCTTATCTTCATGCCGTATTCGCAATAATGAAATCCGCTTTGGTGGCTTTCCAGCGTCGAGTTTAATGTGATGAAACTAACCACAAAACTTAAAAAAGCAATTCAGACACATGCTGCCGAGGCCTATCCAGCCGAGTGCTGCGGTGTGATTGTGAATAAAGAATATATTCCATGCCGCAACGCATCCGAAGATAAAAGCCAGTTTGAAATTCACCATGAGGATTTAGCGAAAGCCGAAGATTTGGGTGAAATTCAGGCCTATGTGCATTCACATCCGAATGCTTCTGCTCGTGCATCTGAGATTGATTTAATCCAGATTGAGTTACATCAAAAGCCGTGGGTGATTTGTGCATATCCCGACATTGAATTTCAAGTGTATGAGCCATGCGGATACAAAGCACCGCTCGTTGGTCGCAACTATATTCACGGCATACAAGACTGCTATTCAATCGTGCGTGATTTTTACAAGCGTGAACTTGGTATTAATTTGCTTGATTACGAACGTGAGGACGCTTGGTGGGAATCAAAAGAGAATAAGTCGCTTTATCTTGATAACTTTGAGAAAGAAGGCTTTGTTGAAGTGAGCGACATGCAATATGGTGATGTTTTATTGTGTCGTGTCGGGCGTACCGAGCATGTGAATCATGCGGTGATTTGGCTTGGAGATCAAACTCAATTGAAGTCCGAGCAAACAGAATCGTGTGTTGGTTCATCAATCATTTTACATCATCCGTATGGCCGCAAATCCGTGCGTGAAGTGTTTGGTCAGCAGTGGCAAGAGCGAGTTGCAAAGGTGGTTCGATATGTCAAAAAATAAACTACTAATAACTATTGGGTTTATTTTGTTTTGCGTGGCTGCGGCATTTAGCATGAACAACATAGATCGAACCAAACAAGAGAAGTGCAAAGAGCAAGAATCGTCAGCAGTAATGGTGTACGGGAAACTTCGATACTGTGGGGATTGATATGTTAAAAACCATTAAGTTATACGGCATCTTGGCTAAAAAGTTTGGCAAAGAATTTCATTTAGCTGTTGATAATACCCGTGAAGCCATGCGTGCTTTATGCGTGCAAGTGCCAGGCTTTGAAAAGTTTATGCTACATGCACATGAACAAGGTTTGGAGTTCGCAGTATTTCAAGATGAGCAAAATATTGGTGAAACCGAACTCGACATGAACACCAGTGCCAAAGTGATTAAGGTTGTGCCTAAAGTGAAGGGTGCAGGTGGCGATGGAGTATTGCAAACAATTCTTGGCGCGGTGATGGTTGTTGTGGGTGTTGTGTTGATGTATGTGCCTGGCGGTCAAGCTTTTGCACCATCTTTGATTGGTGCGGGTATCGGCATGATGATTGGTGGTGTTGCTATGATGCTTATGCCCAAGATTGATAATCAAGACCAAAACCAAGATGGCAACAAGGCAAACAAAGGCTTTGGCAGTGCAGTTACAACAGTTGCACAAGGCAATCCAGTGCCAGTGCTTTATGGCCAGCGTGAAGTCGGCGGTTTTATCGCAAGTGCGGGACAATATCCTGAAGATTTAATGTAAATACTTGAACAGGCGCAGATAGCGCCTTTTTTATTGTCTAGGAAAATGTATGAACGCAGTAATTAAGGGCGCAAAGAAGGGCAGTGGTGAAGCGAGAAAGGCGGTAATCGCACCTGACTCAGCACAATCTAAAACTTATATTAAAATTCTGTATGGCTTGTCTGAAGGTGAAGTAGAGGGATTGGCGAATGGCTTGCAGTCTGTTTATTTAGAAGAAACACCACTACACAACCCGAATGGTGGATCGAATTTTCAGGATATTCAATTTGATTTTCGTCATGGCACGAACGATCAAACACATATCGAGGGTTTTCCTGATATTTCATCTGAAACAGCGATTAATGTTGAGTTGGTGTCAGGTACACCGTGGGTTCGGGCCATCTCAAACACCGATTTAGATGCTGTGCGTATTCGCTTTAAATGGGGACCATTACGCCAACAAAATGCAGACAATGGCGATGTAAACGGCATCACGATTCATTATGCGATTGATTTGCAGACAGATGGTGGCTCATGGGTCGAAGTTTTAAACACCAAGATTTCAGATAAAACCTCAGCAAACTATGAGCGCTCACACCGTATTGATTTGCCAAAATCTGATACTGGCTGGACGGTTCGTGTACGTCGAATTACACCAAATTCGTCATCTGAATACATCAGCGACAAAATGTATGTTGATGCGCTAACAGAAGTCATCGACCTAAAGTTAAGCTACCCGAATACCGCCATGCTTGGCCTGCAATATGATGCTGAAACTTTCTCAAACGTGGCAAAAATTGCTGTCGATTTAAAAGGGATTAAGTTACAAGTTCCATCAAATTACGATCCAGTGGCGCGTACCTATACAGGCATGTGGGACGGTACATTTAAGCGCGCTTATACCAACAACCCAGCATGGATTTATTACGACATTTGCACATCAAAGCGCTATGCTCTGGGTGACCGCTTAACATCTGCAATGCTAGACAAGTGGTCTCTGTATCGTCTTGCGCAATACTGCGACCAAATGGTTGATGATGGCAAAGGTGGTCAAGAGCCACGTTTTACTTGTAACGTCTACCTGCAATCTACCGAAGATGCTTATGCAATATTAAGCAAACTCGCAGGCGTATTCCGTGCAATCAGTTATTGGGATGGCAATTCAATTGTCTGCGATGCTGATATTCCACAAGACACTTATTTCACTTATACCCGCGCTAACGTCATTGATGGTCTATTTGAATACACAGGCACACGTGCGCGTGATCGGCATACGGTTGCAAAAGTGGCTTGGGATAATCCGAAGAACCATTACAAGACTGAATATGTGTATGTGCGCGATGAAAATGCGATTGCAACGCTGGGCGTGCGTATTGCCGAAATTGATGCATGGGGCTGCACCAGTGAGGGTCAGGCGCAACGTGCAGGTCTTTGGGCATTAAAGTCTGAGCAGTTAGAAACTCGCACTGTATCTTTTAAAGTTGGTCTAGATGGCTATATTCCACAGCCAGGTAAAATCATTGAAATCTCGGATGAGCTTTTTGCAGGTCGTGCCAATGGTGGTCGTATCTCTGCTGTGAGTGCTGACCGTAAAATTATCACTTTAGATCGTGATGATGTGGTGTGTCGTGCAGGTGACCGACTGGTTGTAAACGGTGAAGATGGTAAAGCGCAAGCTCGAATTGTCTCATCTGTAAATGGTCGCAATATCACAGTCACGGTGGCGTTTGATTCTGTTGCTGCGGAAAATGTCTGGGCGGTTGATGCACAAGATTTGAAAACCATGAAGTTTCGCGTCATGAGTATTACTCAGGATGACAAACATCAGTTTTCAATCACTGGCTTGCAATATGAATCAGCAAAATATGATGCGATTGACTTCGGCGCTTTCATTGATGAGCGTCCAATTTCAATTATTAATCCGACCATTCAAGCGCCTGTCACTAATGTTTTGATTTCATCTGAAAACATGGTGCAGCAAGGCTTGTCTGTTGAAACCATGCTGATTACTTGGGATCAAGCGCAAGGTGCCACAAAGTATCAAGTTGAGTGGCGTAAAGATGATGGTACTTGGATTAAATTGCCAATCACAGGTAGTAACTCAGTAGAAGTACAGGGTATTTATG